ATCACCGAAGTAGACGGTTCCGTCTCGACATACCAGTTCGACGGCGTGGTGTTCAAACTCACGAGTGCAGGCGCCTGGAAAGGTGATGCGAGCGTGAAGCAAAAGCTTGAATTCTATGCGACCAGAAAGCGGCGCATCTGATGACCCCTTCACAGGCCATCGTGCATGAGGCAACCCGCACGCTTACGGCGATCGATACGAAAGGTCGTCGCCTTTCGGTACGGCGTTTGACCGCGCTGGACACGTTGCGGCTATTTAAGGCCGCCGGTCCGGTTTTGGCTCAGAATGAGCCCTGGTTGTCGATGGCGGCCCTGGCCTTTTCGGTGCTGGAGATCGATGGCGTTCCGGTGCCCGCACCTGGAACGGAGTCCCAGATCGAAGGGCTCATCGATCGGCTTGGGGACGAGGGATTGGCTGCCATCGCCAATAGCATCAAGAGTGAGCCCCCCACCGCCGATACAAGGGCCGATGTGGGAAACTTGCCCGGCACCCCGTCCTGATCGACTGTCTTTACCTTATTCGGCGCGGGGTGCCGTTTGACGTAGCCTTCACACTCTCATCGGCAGAACGGGCGGCCTATGTGGTCGTGCTCGGCACATTGGAAGGGCACAGCTTCGATTGGTCCGCATTCGAATGGTCGACCGCGCATCGAGGGGCAATATGAATGTGGGGCGCCCCCACAAACCGCGGGAGCGTTCCGAGAATGGTGCGGCCTCATTCTGAAAGTGCCAAACGGCTCGCCTGGTTTCTCCAACTCCAGCATATCCTAGGGTTCCCTAAGTATTCCTGGGCGCCCCCGTATGCTCTCCCGCGTCGTCGCGGATTTAGCAGCGATGACGGTACCGCGGAGCACACGCATGCTGTGTATCCGGTAGACGAGCGCTCGTTCCCAGCGGCTCCAAGCGCAGTCACGGGCGGTGGCACCCTGGCGCGCGCCGGTCCAAACCGTCCAACTTTCGGCTCTCTGGCTCCTCCTAGGCCTTCAGCGGCACTGGCTACGGCCATTTCGGCAATCAGGCAACTGCCGCGCCGCGAGGCAGCCTGGACAACCGAAGCCGTAGTCTCCGCCCCTGGCGCTGGCTGGAAAGATACCATCCCACACAGGGAAATCTGGGCGACGCGTCAGTACGCACCGGAAACCCGCGCGGCTCGACGTGTCCCGGTGGAGCAGACGACGAAACAGCAGCCTTTTGCCGGCCCGGGTAGCCCTCCCTCAGTCCATGTCATGATGCCTTGGGGTCCGTCACTTCACATGAAGCAGCCATCGTCTTCGGGTATGCCGGTTGACCTATCGGTGAGAGCACCGCCGCAAGCGGTTGACGAAGAGATCGATCCGAACCCCTCCTCTGGTAGTGAGCGCCGGCGGCGTCCAGAGGCACTCGAAAGCGGCTCAGGCTCCGAGTCAGGACCGCGCCAGGCGTCCGCCAGCTCGACGGTCCACATCGATGGCTCGGCCCTGGGCCGCTGGGCGATCCAGCATTTGGAGCGGACGCTTGGAAAACCAGCCTCTGGCATGACGGGTGTCGATCCCAGAACGAATGTGCCGAGAACCCGCGTCTCGCCCTTCTAGCACCGCCTGTCGCAGGCGAGGAAACTCCATTCATGGAAGTCGACAACTTTGCAGAACTCGCCGATCAGCATCGGATCCATCGATCTTCTTGATTTCGAAATTCCCCAGTCAGTGCGCTTTGGAGGGCGTCACCGGCTTGCTGTCCATATCCTGGCTGGTGGCAGACGAATCATCGAGAGGCTCGGTCCCGATGATAGCGAAATCCAGTTCAAGGGCACCTTTTCCGGTCCCGCCGCGGAAGCCCGAGCCCAGATGTTTGATGACCTGCGCATGGCCGGCGCCATCGTCTGGCTCACCTGGGAGTCCTTCAGACGTAGGGTTATCGTTAAGAGTTTCGTTGCCGATTACCATAGCCCTTGGTGGATTCCCTATCGGGTCAGCTGTCTGGTCGTCCATCAAACGCACATACCATCCCAGGCGTCGAGTTTGGCGACGATGCTATCATCTGATCTGAGCAGCGCGACCGCGGCCGCGACCGGCGCATCAGTCTCGCTTGTATCCCTGCAGACAGCACTTGCCGCTCCGAACGTGCTCGCCACCGGCACCTCGGACCAGGCGCAAGCGACCGCTACTGTCGCCTCCATATTAAGTCAAACCAACGACCAGATCACCCAGCAGTCGGCGGTAATCGGCACGCCAATTGCACCGACCACGGAGCTAGGCAGTTTCGGTCAGGCGTATGCATCGAAGGTGAGTTCCGCCGGCACTCTGGCCGCGATCGTCAATGTGCAGGCCTATGTTGGTCGTATCGGCATTAACCTGGCAGGAGGAGGTACCTGACGTGCAAACTATCACAACCTTCGGGGGCAACCTGTTCGAAATTGCTGCGAGCGAACTCGGGAGCGCACTGCAGTGGATCAATATCGCGCGGGTCAACAAACTACGTGATCCAATGCTCTCCGGGCAGACTCAAATACTTATCCCTGCCTTTTCGTCAATATTCTCCGATGGTATCGGGCCACAGTAAGTGTCTATGACGTCAAGCGACAATCTGGCGATTCAGGTCTCGTTCGATGGAAACCCTATCGACGGGCTACTCAAAGCGTCCGTTTCGGCGAATAACTACTTTTCTGCCGACACATACTCACTCACGTTTGCCATGACTGCTTCGGCGGGAAGTGACATTACTTTTTGGTCGGCGCTTTCTTCTGCCTACGTAGAGGTGACCGCCGTCACCTCGTCTAGCTACGGTTCCACACATCAAAGCCTGATTACCGGTATGATCGATACCATTCAGGTCGATCCAATCCGCGCCGTCGCCGGAGTCGAAGGAAGAGACCTATCTTCGGCGCTTATTGATTCGTACCGGCAACAGGATTTCGTCAACCAGACCGCTTCGGAGATCGTGTCAGCGATTGCACAGTATCATGACCTTCAGCCAAATGTGACCGCGACTAGCGGAATTATCGGACGCTACTACGGCGATGGTTACACGAAGCTCTCCCTGGGTCAGTTTTCGCGCGCGCAATCGGACTGGGATCTTCTCGTGCAGCTCGCTCGTCAAAATGGATTCGATCTGTTTGTCCAAGACAATTCGCTGTATTTTCAGGAATCGAATGCATCGTCCGACACACCGATTTCCATATCGATGTACGACGTGCAACATATTCGGGTCGATCGCGATCTGAATGTCCTGGCGAATTCGGTTGCCAGGGTGCAATCCTGGAACTCCCAGAATATGGCAGCGTATCAGAGCAATGGGCCGGACAATAGCAATGCCAGAACTACGAGTTCCACAACCAGGGCTCTCCCGTTCCTGTTTTCGGCGTCGAATTATACATCGCAACAGGTAGCCGATGCCGCGGGGCGCTACACCACTGAACTAGGTCAGCTCGGTACTGCACTGCATCTTGACATGCCATGGAATCTCTCGCTCTCGCCACGGACCCAAATCCTATTGTGCGATACCGATTCTCAATTCGACTCGCTCTACCGAATTGACAGCTTGGAACGTCGCTACTGTGCAACGTCGGGTTCGGTGCAGTCTATCCGCGCTGTACAGATATAGTGGCAAGACAATAATGTATTCATACTATACGGGTATGGCATGAGCAGCAGACTATCGAACGCTATAAAGGCGCACGCCGCAAGCCTGGACCAATCGACCGGTCAGGTTAAATTCGCAACAGTGACCTCGGTCAACGCCCAAAATGCAACCGCCCGGGTACTCATCCAGCCTGAGGGGGTTCTGTCGGGTTGGCTGCCTGTCTTGTCGCAGTGGGTTGGAAATGGTTGGGGATTAACCTGCCCCCCCGCCCCAGGGGATCAGGTCCTACTCGTCCCTCAGGAGGGCGACACCGAACAAGGCATCATTATCGGACGTGTCTACTCCAACCAACAAATGCCTCCCGTCGCGCCCGGGGGCGAATTCTGGTTGGTGCACCAGAGCGGTAGCTTCCTGAAGATTTGCAATGACGGAACCATCCGCATCAATGGAGATCTCCATGTCGCCGGGGATGTGTACGATCAACAGGGCCCGCTTTCGCGCCTGCGAACCCACTACGATACGCATATCCACACGACCGGGAATAACGAGACGACCAGTCTACCAAATCCTTTG